GTCATGGGCAAGCATGACGCCATACTTCAAAAGATTTCCGGCCTGTCTTTATCTGAGCAGGCCGAAATTTTAAAAGAACTGGAAGCCTTGGAGGCTGCTCGCTCCAAGGAATCTGCCAAAGATGAATTTCTGCCATTCGTGAATCTCATGTGGCCCAGCTTCATTGCTGGTCGGCACCATAAAATCATGGCCGATGCCTTTGAACGTGTGGCACGAGGGGAACTAAAACGCCTGATCATCAACATGGCACCCCGACATACCAAGTCGGAGTTCGCATCATATCTGTTTCCGGCATGGTATCTGGGCAAATATCCCGAAAAGAAGATCATTCAGACGGCACACACGGCAGAACTGGCTGTTGGCTTTGGCCGTAAGGTCCGTAACCTGATCCAAGGTGAGGATTTCCAGAGCGTCTTCAAGGGAATTGAGCTTTCTTCGGACAGCAAGGCAGCTGGACGCTGGAACACCAACAAGAGCGGCGACTACTTCGCTATCGGTGTTGGCGGTGCCGTGACTGGTAAGGGTGCAGATGTCCTGATTATCGACGACCCGCACTCCGAACAGGACGCACAGCAGGGACAATTCAACCCTGAAGTCTATGATCGCGTCTATGAATGGTACACATCCGGCCCACGTCAGCGTCTTCAGCCCGGTGGTGCCATCGTCGTAGTCATGACGCGCTGGTCCAAGCGCGATCTGACCGGCCAGATCATCAAACGCTCCGCAGAACGTGAAGGCACTGATGAATGGGAGATCATTGAGCTTCCTGCAATCATGCCATCCGGCACTCCCCTCTGGCCAGAGTTCTGGAGTCAGTCGGAACTGGAGGCCATCAAGGCCGAAATCCCGGTTTCCAAGTGGAATGCCCAGTATCAGCAGAACCCCACGTCCGAAGAAGGCGCGCTCATCAAGCGTGAGTGGTGGAATGAGTGGGATGATCGTGAACCGCCGCACTGCCAAGCCATTCTACAGTCATGGGACACCGCGTTCCTGAAGACACAACGCTCTGACTACAGCGCCTGTACGACTTGGGGCGTGTTCTACCACCAAGATATCAATCAAGGCACCACGCCCAACCTGATTCTCCTTGATGCCTACAAGGAAAAGATGGAGTTCCCAGAGCTGAAGCAAATGGCTTACAACAAATACTGGGAATACGAGCCTGATCAGCTGGTTGTGGAAAAGAAAGCATCTGGCGCGCCTCTGATCTTCGAACTGAGGGCAATGGGCCTGCCAGTTACAGAGTTCACACCGTCACGAGGATCAGATAAGATTGCTCGTGTAAACGCCATCACAGACCTGTTTGCCAGCGGAGTCATCTGGCACCCTCCAACCAAATGGGCCTATGATGTCATTGAAGAATGTGCGGCTTTCCCCTCCGGGGATCATGACGACTATGTTGACTCTGTTAGCCAAGCCCTGATTAGGTTCAGGCAGGGTGGCTGGATCAGGTCCAGCAGCGATGATTGGGACGACGAAGAGCCGTATCGTAGGCCAGTAGAATTTTATTGATCCATCTGTTATGGTTCAATTGAACTTAATGGGGAAGCGTGATGCCGATCACCAAGCCAATGGAGCCATTTGATCCTGATGAGGTCGTGGACACTGAAGAAGAATCGTCTGAAATTGAAGTAGAGATTTCAAATCCAGACGCTGTATCCGTTAGTACCGAAGACGGTGGGATCATCATTGATTTTACCGGAGACATAACAGAAGACCTGATGGGTCCAGACCATGAAAGCAACCTCGTTGAGTTCATGGATGACCAAGACATTCAGATACTGGCATCCGAGCTTGTAGATGACTTCCTGTCTGACCGGGAGTCCCGCAAGGACTGGGCGCGTGCTTACGTTAAGGGACTGGACCTTCTAGGCTTGAAGATCGAAGAGCGTCAACAGCCTTGGGCTGGCGCATCTGGCGTGTTTCACCCGATCATGACCGAAGCCGTCGTCCGCTTTCAGGCGCAGGCCATGGGCGAGATGTTCCCACCCTCCGGTCCTGTCCGCACCAAGATTGTTGGCAAGCTTACCACAGACAAGTTCAAGCAGTCTCAGCGCGTAGAAAACGAACTGAACTACCTTCTTACGGAAGAAATTACAGAGTACCGGGAAGAAACCGAGCAGATGCTGTTCAAGCTTCCACTGGCTGGCTCTGCCTTCAAGAAGGTTTACTACGATCCTATCCGCGAACGTCCTGCTGCGATGTTCGTTCCTGCTGAAGACTTCGTTGTGGCCTATGGCGCTTCTGATCTAGAGACTTGCCCGCGCTATACGCATGTCATGAAGAAAACGAGCAACGAGATTGCAGAGCTGCAATTTAACGGCTTTTATCGTGACATTGATCTACCGGCACCTTCACCTGATCGTACGGACATTCAGGAAAAATACGATGACCTCGACGGCGAGTCCGCAGTCATTGAGGATGATGATCGGCACACCATCCTTGAGATTCATGCAGACCTAGACCTGCCGGGTGATCTGGCTGACGAAGACGGTCTGGCACGTCCATATGTCGTGACCATTGACAAGTCTTCCTGTGAGATTCTGTCGATTCGGCGCAACTGGTACGAAGACGACGAGAAGAAACGCAAGCGTCTTCACTTCGTCCATTACCGCTACCTGCCGGGTCTTGGGTTCTACGGCACAGGCTTGATCCACATGATTGGTGGTCTGGCAAAATCCGCGACCTCCATTCTGCGCCAGCTTATTGACGCAGGCACTCTGTCTAACTTGCCAGCTGGCCTCAAGGCTCGTGGCATGCGGATCAAAGGTGACGACTCTCCGCTTATGCCGGGTGAGTTCAGGGACGTAGATGTTCCCGGAGGTGCTATCCGTGATGCAATCACCTTCATTCCTTACAAAGAGCCGTCGAGCGTTCTTTACCAGCTCTTGGGCAACATCGTTGAAGAAGGTCGTCGCATTGGCTCTGTGGCCGATATTCAAGTTGGCGACATGAATGCACAGGCACCAGTGGGTTCCACCTTGGCCCTGATGGAGCGATCCATGAAGGTCATGTCCGGTGTGCAGTCCCGCTTGCACGCCGCCATGAAGCGTGAGCTTCGCCTGATCGCCAAGGTCGTGCATGACTACATGCCTGCCGAATACGCATACGAAATGGATGGCGACTACAGCCGCACAGAAGACTTCGATGGTCGTGTCGATGTCATCCCCGTCTCTGACCCCAATGCCGCCACAATGGCGCAGAGGATCATGCAGTACCAAGCCGCCCTGCAGCTCGCACAGCAGGCACCTCAGCTCTACGATATGGGCAAGCTGCACCGCCAGATGCTGGAGGTTCTTGGCATTCAGGACGCCACTGATATCATCAAGCTTCCAGATGAGATCAAGCCGAAAGACCCTGTTACCGAAAACATGGCCATGCTGAAGCAGGAGCCTGTAAAGGCTTTTGCCTATCAGGATCATCAGGCACACATCCAGACTCACATGGCCGCGATGCAAGACCCCAAGATTCAGGAATTGGTTGGTCAGTCTCCATTTGCTTCGGCAATCCAATCGGCAATGTCTGCACATATTTCAGAACACGTCGCCATGGAGTATCGCAAGAATATCCAGCTCAAGCTGGGTGTCGAGTTGCCTGATCCTGACGCGCCGCTTCCAGAAGATGTGGAGTTCGAGCTTTCGAAGCTTGTGGCAGAATCTGCTCAAAAGCTTACACAGCAGAACCAACAGGAAGCACAGCAGGCAGAAGCAGAGCAGCAGGCTCAAGACCCGCTTACCCAAATCCAGCAGCGTGAGCTTCAGATCAAGGAGCAGGAGCTGCAGCACAAGATGGAAATGGATCAGCAGAAGCTGGAGCTGGATCGTCTTCGCATCGAAAGCAACACTGAAACGCAAGAAATGCGGATCAGGTCGGAAGACAAGCGTGCAGGCGCTCAGATTGGCGCACGCCTCGCTGCAGAGCTGGACAAGAGCCAACGTGAGCAGAAGATTGCTGGCGCAAAGATGGGCCTTGAGATTGCCAAAGACCTCAATCTAGATGAGCGTGAAGCCAACAAAAGAGATGAATGATGCACAATGAAATGGAACTTGATGTCTTTTCCATCTTCGAACGTCGCATCAAGGAATACAAAAGTTCTATTGAACTATTCTTGGCCGGTGGTGGCGCTACCAGCCAAGAACTTTACTGGAAGCACGTTGGAAAATACGATGCCTTGTGTAGCATCGAAGAAGAAATACGAGATATAGAAAGGAGGTATATTGAATCGTAGAACTTTTTGACCTAAAGTTTCTCTATCGCGGATGGTCCGCGCAAGGCACTGTGAGCCTCAATCACTGCAAAGGTAAGACATGGTCGCTACAATTAACGTCGCAGGCGCGAAAGCCGAAGATAAAAAGATTCAGGCAAAAATCCCGGAACCTACTGGATATCGAATCCTGATCGCAATCCCAGAAATCGAAGAGAAAACCGAAGGCGGCGTTTTTATGCCGGATAACTTGCGCTCTGCAGAAGAGACCGCATCTATCCTCGGTTTTGTCGTAAAGCTTGGTCCGGCTGCATATGGTGACGCCGACCGATTCCCTGATGGCCCGTGGTGCAAGGAAGGCGACTTCGTGTTGTTCCGTTCTTATTCCGGCACCCGGTTCAAGATTCATGGGAAAGAGTTCCGCATTATTAACGATGACACCGTAGAAGGTGTGGTAGATGATCCGAGGGGGTATACACGGGCATGACACAGGGAGCAGAAAGCATCATTGAAAATGATGATCTTCAAGACGCAGGAAATATTATTGAGGGTGCCGACGACTTCGAAGTAGAAATCGTTGACGACACCCCCGAAAGGGACAAGGGCAAGCCCCGTCGCGCTGAAGGCGTAGAGCCTCAGATTCCAGAAGATGATGAAATCGCTCAGTATAGCGATAACGTTCAGAAGCGCATCAAGCAGCTTCGTTACGAATACCACGAAGAGCGTCGTGCCAAAGAAGAGGCGGCACGCGGTCGTGAAGAGGCCATCAAGTACGCAGAGACTGTGCATCGTGAAAACCAGCGCCTGATGAAGACGCTGGAAGAAGGGGAAGGTGTTCTTGTCCAGCAAGCGAAGGGCAGGCTCCAAGCTGAAATCGATAAGGCCAAGCGCACTTACAAGGAAGCGTATGAAACTGGCGACAGTGACGCGCTCATCGCAGCACAAGAAGCCCTTACGTCCCTTCAGAATGAAAAGTATCGGTACGATAATTACCAGCCTGCCAAGCGTCAGCCGGAGCCACAGCCGCAAGAAATCCAGCAGGCACAGCCTCAACCCACAGTCAGGAAGCCTGATCCAGAGGCTATGGATTGGGCTGAAAAAAATAAGTGGTTTGGCTCGAACGAAGAGATGACCGGATACGCCTTTGGCGTTCATGAGCGTATCGTTAAGGCTGGCGTTGATCCGAAATCAAAATCGTATTATGATCAGATCGACGAGGCGATGCGGAAACGCTTCCCCGAAGAATTTGACGATGGCACCGTGGAGGTCAGTACACAGCCAGCTCGTCAGTCAGGTAACGTGGTAGCGCCTGCGAGCAGAAGCTCTAAAAAGCCACGCAAGGTAACGCTGACCCCGACTGCGGCTGCAATCGCCAAGCGCCTCGGTCTGACCAATGAACAGTATGCGGCGCAATTGCTGAAGGATAGCAAGAATGTCTAACACGAGAAAACCACGCAACCTTGAGACTCGTGAACAAGGTCAGCGTCGGAAAGGATGGACTCGACCATCGATGTTGCCTACCCCCGAACCACGGGATGGACTGAAGTTCCGTTGGATTCGCACAAGCATTTTGGGTAACAGCGACAATCCGAATGTGTCTTCCAGATTCCGCCAAGGGTATACTCCAGTTAAGGCAGAGGACTATCCAGAGCTTCATGTCGTGTCCGACATCGATTCTCGGTTCAAGGACAACATCGAAGTCGGTGGGCTGATGCTTTGTAGCATTGCCGAAGAACTCGCGCAGGATCGTGTTGAAGGACAACTTGCACAAGCTGAAAACCAGATTGATGCAGTTGACCGGAACTACCTGCGTGAAAATGATCCGCGTATGCCTGTGCTTCGGCCAGAGCGTTCTACGCGCACTTCGTTTGGTGAGTAACCAAAGGTTCAATAGAACTTTTCGGGAGCTTGCCTGTGAAAACTTGTAGATAGAAGGAGAAGGCAAATGTCTTCCACTGCTGCTCCCTTCGGTCTGCGCCCGATTGGTCGTCTGGACAACGGTTCGCTTGAGGTGTTCCGCCAGTACCCCATCGCTTCGGGTTACGCAGCGAACGTCGCCATGGGCGACATCGTTCAACTCGTTGACGGTGGTACAACCACGACCATTCAGAAGCAGTCCGGCACTGGTGACGCCACTACCGCACTTGATATGGTGGGCGTCTTTGTTGGTTGTTCCTATACGGACCCCAATACCAACCAAGTCGTTTACAGCCAACTGTGGCCGACTGGTACTGTCGCGTCTGACGCGATGGCTTATGTCGTTGACGACCCAAATGTTCTGTTCTCCATCCAAGCTGATGGCGCGCCGACCAACACGGGTGATATTTACGGCAAGAACGCGCTTCTGGTTCAGACCGCACCGAATACTTCCCTGAAGATTTCGCGTGTGTCTCTGGACATCTCAACGCTGGCAACCACCGCGACGTTCCCGATCCGTGTGATCGACTACCTCGGCGGTGATAAAGGTGACGAGAAAGGCACGGACTATCCCGTTCTGGTGTGTAAGTTTAACAACCACCAGCATACATCCACCACTGGCTCTGCATAAGGAGGGTTGAGACATGGCTATTTCTCGCGCCCAACTCCTGAAGGAGCTTCTTCCGGGTCTTAATGCACTGTTCGGTCTTGAGTACCAAAAGTACGAAGACGAGCATGCAGAGATTTACGAAACTGAAAACTCGGAGCGTAGCTTCGAGGAGGAAGTAAAGCTTTCTGGCTTTGGGGCAGCGCCCGTCAAGCCTGAAGGTTCGGCAATCTCCTATGACAACGCGCAGGAGTCCTTCGTTGCTCGTTACAACCACGAAACGGTTGCGATGGGCTTTTCCATCACTGAAGAAGCGATGGAAGACAACCTGTACGATTCGCTTTCGGCTCGTTACACCAAAGCACTTGCTCGTGCGATGGCGTACACCAAGCAGGTCAAGGCAGCTTCGCTGCTGAACACTGGCTTCGACACCTTCCAATCTGGTGATGGAGTTACCCTGTTCAGCACGGCGCACCCGACTGTTGCTGGTGGCTCGAACGCGAACCGTCTGGCCACTGATGCCGACTTGAACGAAACTTCGCTTGAGCAAGCTGTTATCGACATTGCAGCGTTCGTTGACGAACGTGGCCTGTTGATCGCTGCCCGCCCTCGCAAGCTGATCGTTCCTCCGGCACTGATGTTCGTTGCTACTCGCCTGTTGCAGACTGAACTGCGCACCGGCACCGCAGACAACGACATCAACGCTCTGCGTTCGAACGGGTCTATCCCGGAAGGCTACCGCGTCAATCACTACCTGACTGACGCTGATGCCTTCTTCATCACCACTGACGTTCCAAACGGCATGAAGCACTTCGTGCGTACTCCGATGCAGAACGGCATGGACGGTGACTTCGATACGGGCAATGTTCGCTACAAAGCTCGTGAGCGTTACAGCTTTGGCGTTTCTGATCCGCTGGGCATCTTCGGTAGCCCCGGCGCATAAGTTCAATAGAACTTATAAAAAGAGGCGGCTTCGGTCGCCTCTTTCTTTTTGCTCGTTGTGTGGTATGGTGTTGATGGGGAAACATAGAGCCTTGCAGACAGGATGCCCCACCTGACGTTGCACAGACTGTAGGGCGAAACCTTGTGCAAGGGGTACTATAATGGCTTCGACCACCTTTTCCGGTCCAGTAACTTCGACTGCAGGCTTTATTTCTGGCGCTGATTCTCTGGTATCCGCCACTGATTCGACACTGACCTGCACTTCCGCATCCCATGCTGGCCGCACCGTCGTTCTTGACCGCGCCGCAGGTATTGCGGTGACGCTTCCAGCGGCCACTGGTACAGGAAACATGTACCGCTTTTTCGTGACCACCACGATTACCTCGAACTCGACAACCATCAAGGTTGTTGGAGACGACACCATGGCTGGCGCAGCCATTGTGGCAAACGACTCAGATGCATCGGCGTCTATCTTTGAGACCGCTGCAGACTCTGACACCATTACCTTCAACGGCACGACCACTGGCGGCATCAAGGGCGCGACGGTTGAGCTTCAGGATGTGGCATCTGATCTTTGGTCCGTTCGGGTCGTGGGCGCAGCAACTGGCACCGAGGCGACTCCGTTCTCTGCCACTGTTTCGTAAGGTGACGCATGGGCAATCTGAATAGCAAAGTCCTGAATAAGGGGGCGGCGAAAGCCGCTCCTGCGAAAAAAAAGACTTCTGCGAAGAAGAAGGCTGCTACAAAGAAAGGAGCCTAATGCATGGCACGTTCTGACGTACAGTCGAAGCGGGTAACGGCCACTGGCTCTGTAGCTGTTGGGCCAGCGCGTATTCGACAGATTCAGGTTTTGACTGCATCTGGTACTCCTCGTCTTACCATCACTGATGGCAATGGCGGGGCTACGGTTCTGGACTTGGACTTTTTGGCATCAGACTCGCATTCGGTCAACATACCGGCAGATGGACTGCGCGTCAGCGACATTTATGTTTCTGCGTTCACGAACATTACCGCGATGACGGTGTTCTACAACTAACTGAGGTCTTCGGATGGCTCGTGAAGTAAGTTCTATTTCCAGAGTCGGCACCAGCGAGCCATTTGAGCTTCAAGTGGCGCGGGGTCAGATTGCCTACCACAACCCACTGTTTAAGTTTGGTAACAATCCAACTGTTGGGGACAGCGCGGAGACCATATGGTCCCAAGGCGGGCTTTACAGCTATCTGTCTGCGGCTACTGTACTAAAGGTATCCAGTTCCTCCGCAAATGACACGTCTGCTGGTACGGGTGCAAGAACTGTTCAGTTGTACGGCTTGGACGCCGATTACAACGAAATCAACGAGACGGTCACCCTAAACGGCCAGACCGCTGTAACCACCACAAACGAGTTTCTCCGCATAAACAGAATGGTTGTTCGGTCTGCGGGAACAGGCGGCGGTAACGCAGGCACTATTTACGCAGGAACAGGCACTGTGACGGCAGGTGTGCCTGCGAACGTGTACGCCTCTGTAAACGGGGGCGTAGGATCAAACCAAAGTTTGATGGCGCTTTGGACTGTCCCTGCGGGACACACAGCGTACGTGCTTCAGTATAACGTATCTAACGGAACTACCTCTAACACCCCTGCAGTATGCAAGCTGATTTTGGCAATAAGGCCCTACGGCGAAGTTTTTCAGTCAAAGGATGTCATGTCTTTGACCACAGGCATGCACGTCGAAGAGGCTTTTTCGCTTCCACAGAAGATCGAAGAAAAGTCGGACATAGAGGTACGAGCCGAGTCATCATCAGCCTCTGTCAGTTTTGACATTTCTGCGGCACTGGAGATCGTCTACATCAAAAACGGGGATACTCTCTGATGACTGCCGGTAGAAAGAAAGACCCTCGCCTCGCGCGTGCTGGAGTGTCTGGCTATAATACGCCAAAGCGTACACCCAATCACCCAACCAAATCTCATGTTGTTGTGGCCAAGCAGGGCGATCAGATCAAAACCATTCGGTTCGGACAACAGGGTGTAAGAACTAACCAGACTGTTGGTCAGCGTGAAGCCTTCAAGTCTCGTCATCAGAAAAACATTTCCAAGGGAAAAATGTCTGCTGCTTACTGGGCCAATAAAGTCAAGTGGAGTCCAAGCAAGACAGCATCCAGCTCCAAGAAGTGGAAAAAAGGCTCATGATTTCCCGGTCCAACATGAGCAACCAGATGTGGGGGAACAGAATGCCTCTGACCAAAAAAGGTAAAAAGATCATGTCCAAGATGAAGTCCGAGTATGGACCGAAGAAGGGCAAGAATGTGTTTTATGCATCAAGGAACAAAGGCACCATCAAGGGCGTTGAGCGCAAGGCTGGAGGTGGTGATGTGAAAACTCGTGAGCAGGAAGCCTTGGAATCAATTGGTGCGATTGAGCGGGGCGCTGGCGGCATTCCAGTCTATGTCGCAGAGGGCAACATCAAGATTGGTGCAAAGAGAAAAGCTAGCGGTGGTACGATCAGCAATCGTGGCGATGGCATTTGCCAGCGCGGCGCTACCAAAGGAAGGATGGTATAATGGCTGAGCAAAAAAAGAAGAACAAAAAACGTAGAGTTCGGAGCTTTCAAACAGGAAAGTATACCTCTCCAGTAACGGACGGCAAGGGCAAAGCAGTTAAGACTGGAACTGGTTCTACTGTTAAGTCTCGTTCCTTTAAAAAGCCCAAAGCAGCACCCGAGCCTGCGGCTAAGGCAGCTCCCCCAAGGAAGGTGGCAACTAAGTCTAAGCGTCGTGTTCCGGTGGGTTTCAATGTTGGTCAGGGCCGACCGACCAGAGTTGGCAAGAACAATGCGGGTGTTCGCCCTAAGAATGTTGGTCAGGGCCGACCGACCAGAGTTGGCAAGAACAATGCGGGTGTTCGCCCTAAACAAGGGCCGAAGGATCGCAAGGATATTAAGGGGGGACTTTTGAACCCGTTGCGCTCAGACGAGCCTTTGCTTAGCGCCGCACGCGCTAGACAAGGGGTTGGAGCCATGTTTCGTGGGCGTAAAAGAGATGGGACGCCAAGGCGTATTCCCAAACCTACTTCTGGTTCTTCTGTGCGACGTAAAACACAATCGTCCACTCCAAGGGTTAAGACTAATAAGTCCAACGTTTCTAGAGGCTCTGTTGGGCGACGTAAATCCAGAACATCAGATCGCTAAAGGAAAGATAACATGGCAAACCAAATGAAAAATATGAGGAAGATGAAGAGGGCGGCGCGTAAGGCACGTAGAGCTTCTAAGGCCATGAAGCCCAATATGGATCGGGCGTCAGCAGCTGCAAGAACGGCAATGGGAGTATCTGCTCCGAAAATGTCACAAGCGCAAAGTGCGATGTCGCAAATACAGCGAACTGGCCCGCAGGGTGCGATGCCTCCCTCAAGGGGCAAAGGTGGGGCGCGCCCAGCAGGCCCAGCACAACTTGCCTCTTCTATCCAGCGTGCTGATATGGGCGGCATGCAGCGCATGAAGGGTGGTGGCTACCTGAAGAAAAAAATCGATGGTAAAGCCAGCAAGGGCAAAACCAAGGGTCGTGTCTGCTGAGGTAGGTTATGGGTCGCACGAACGAAAAGCTGTGGGAAGAGTCCAAGGCTCAAGCAAAAAGAAAAATGGGAGGGAAACATTCTGCCCGCGCCATGCAGCTTGCTGGAAAAATCTACCGCAAGAAAGGTGGTAAATATACTGGCACAAAGACCAAGGCCCAGAAGTCCATGTCAAAGTGGACAGAACAAGACTGGGGAACCAAGAGTGGGAAAAATTCTACTCTTGGCCCCAAGGCAACTGGTGAAAGGTATCTGCCAAAAAAGGCTCGCAAATCCTTGACCAATAAAGAATATGCAGCCACCACCGCGAAGAAGCGCAGGGACACGGCAAAAGGAAAGCAGTTTTCTAAGCAGCCTGCAAAGATTGCAAAGAAGACAGCAAAAGCATAGGAAATCATAAATGGCAGTTGTTGTCCCAGACCTTTCTGAAATCTTCGAAGAGGCGTATGAGCGCCTCGGCCTCGAAATGCGTTCTGGTTATGACCTGAAGACGGCGCGACGTAGCTTGAATATGTTGACGCTTGAATGGCAGAACCGTGGCCTAAACCTTTTCACGATTGAGTCCGGCACTCAGGCGCTGACTGCTGGCACGTCAACCTATACTCTGCCGACAGACACAATCGACATCATTGAGCATCAGCTCCGCACAGGGACCGGCACCGGGCAGGTGGATACCAATTTGGAGCGCGTCAGTGTTTCTACATACGCTCAGCAGAGCAACAAGAACACACAGGGCCGTCCGACGCAGATTTACGTCGAGCGGCTTGCCGCTTCTACAAAGGTAACGGTATGGCCAGTGCCAGATAGCACACAGTCCTATACGCTGCTTTATTATCGCTTGAAGGGCATTGATGGCCTGTCGTCGGGTATTGCTGGCTCTGCGTCTATTCCTCCACGCTTTGTGCCTGCTTTGACATCGGGCTTGGCTTATCATCTCGCCTTGAAGAAATCCCCTCAAGCAGCATCTGGCCTCAAGCAAGACTACGAGTTTCAGTTTGAGCTTGCAGCAGGAGAGGACACTGAGCGAGCGTCTGTTCAGTTTGTGCCATACAATACATTTGTGATGGGTAGCTGATGGCGTACGCAAGCGGCAAAAAAGCGTTTGGATACTGTGACCGCACTGGGTTTCGTTACCCATTGTCGGAGCTTGTCTACGAATACCAGAACGGTGTTCGGACTGGCTTTCGTGTTGGCAGAGATGTTTTAGACCCAGATCAACCGCAGAATTTCTTGGGCCGCGTAAAGATCAATGATCCGCAGGCACTGCAAGACCCAAGGCCTGATACGGCAATTGATGCAAGCAGACAGTTGTGGGGATGGAATCCCGTTGGGAACCCCGCGCAATATATGGTAGCATCCGTTGGAAAAGTTACCGTCAGCACAGGAGACTGATTATGCCAAAAAAGAATATTGTTCAGAAAAAAGCGTCCGGCGGTGAGATTCTTGGAAGCCTTAGCCCCTTGGCTGGTATAGTTACGGGCAAGGGCTTGTTTGGCAAACTTGCTAAGACTGGTCTGGGATTCGGCCCTATTTCCGCTGCTGAGGCCCTCCGTGAAGATGCAAAAAAGAGGCGTAGTGGCGCGACAAAAGCTGGCGCAAAGAAAGCTGGTGGTGTTGTGCGGAAGAAAGCTGGCGGCACCATGAAGATGCGTGGCGCTGGATGTGCTACAAAAGGCACCAAATTTTATCGCAACGGGTAAGTTCAAATGAACTATTCTGAACTAACACAGGCCATACAGGACTATACGGAAAACCAAGAGACGACATTCGTCTCCCAAATTCCTACGTTCATCCGTCAGGCTGAACAGCGTATTTTCCGTACTGTTATGATCCCTGAGTTACGGAAGAATGTGACTGGGACGTTGTCGAGCGGGGATCAGTATCTTGCTCGACCATCGGATTTTTTGTCCGTCTTGTCTCTCGCTGTAGTGGATGGTTCTGGGGACTACACATTCCTTTTGGACAAGGATGTGAACTTTATTCGTGAAGCGTATCCAGCAAGCGCAACACAGGGTCTGCCAAAGTATTATGGTATCTTTGATGGAGATGTGTACTCTGGCAGTTCAGAAACTGGCAGCGGCAACTTCATTGTCGCTCCGACACCTGATTCAGGATACACCGTCGAGCTGCATTACTACTATGATCCGCCTTCCATTGTAACTACTGGGACATCGTGGCTTGGGGAGAATGCCGATACTGCGCTTCTATATGGTGCTTTGGTTGAAGCTTATACCTTCATGAAGGGTGAGCCTGACCTGATTGGGCAATATACTACGCGGTACAAGGAAGCCTTGGCTGAAGTGACTGGCGTAGACATGAAGCTTAAACGCGACAACTACAGGAATGGTGAGGTTGCAAGATGACGGCAGCACTCAAACTCAACTCTGATGATCTGGCAGTTACGGTCCTCACGACAGAGCGTCGTGGATTTACGCCTGAAGAAATTTCTTTGCGGTGTGCCGACAAGATCGTTTCCGTGTCTGATTCTGCACATCCGGCCATTCGTGAGCAGGCTGTGACGTTTAAAGCTCAAGTTGCCAAGGTCGTGGAAGTTTATCTGAAAGAAGCGGTTCGAAGCGACAGAACCACTGTATATAACGCTATCATGGACGCAGGTAATCCTGAGCTTGCTGAGTTGATAAGGAGACTATGACATGGCCTTTACTGGCAACTTTATGTGTACGTCCTTCAAGAAGGAACTCTTGCAGGCCAAGCACGACTTCACCGCAAGCACTGGGGATACCTTCAAGCTTGCTATGTACACCAACAGCGCGTCATTTACGGCTGCGACCACAGACTATACCACTTCGAACGAAATCACCGGAACTGGTTATAGCGCAGGTGGTGGCACCTTAACGAATGTCACGCCCACGTCCTCTGGCACTACTGCTCTTACAGACTTTGATGATCTGACGTTTTCGACGGCAACCATCACTGCGCGTGGGGCGATTGTCTATAATACGACTGCTGGCAGTGGTAGTGGAACAACCAACTCTGTTGTGATTCTGGACTTTGGTGGCGACAAGACATCGACTGCTGGTGACTTCACCATTGTTTTTCCCACGGCTGACGCAAGCAACGCGATTATTCGGATTGCTTGATGGCTGATATTATCGTCCCAATCGGCGGATGGTCCCGCTTTGGTTGGGGCGAGATGCCATGGGGTCAAACAGACCTCCCCAAGGCTACAGGTAATGTAGGCTCTGCATCTGTCACTGCAGACGCGAATACTCCTGTTACTGGTCTTCAAGCCACGGCTGGCGTTGGCTCTGTATCCATTGAGGTAAACATTGATGTCCGTCCTGACGGCGTAAGCTCGTCTGGTCAGGTTGGTTCTGTTGTGACAGTAGCGGAAGCAAACATAAATGTTACCGGGCTGTCTGGCTCTTCCTCCGTAGGTTCAGTAACCGTTACTGCTGATGCGCCTGTGAGCGTCACTGGTCTTTCTGCCACTGGCAGTGTTGGTGCCGTTTCTGCAACTGCCGCAGCCAATGTTTCTCCAACAGGCATTTCCAGTTCTGGACAAGTTGGCTCTGTCGCGGTCGGAGTTTTTGTTTCAGTTCCGGTTACTGGCGTAGAAGGCAGCGGTGTCGTTGGAAGCGCTTCAGTCGCAGCTGCGGCAAATGTTTACCCGTCAGGTGTCTTCGGTATTGGCGAAGTTCAGTCAGTATTGGTTTGGGGCAAGATTGTTCCAGATCAAAATCCGGGGTATAGTTCAATAGAACCTTCGCAATCCGCTGGATATGCGACGATCACACCAAGCCAGACCGCTGGCTATTCAGAGGTGGCTCCGTCGCAGTCTCCGGGATATGCGCCCGTAAACCCATCCCAGTCTCCCGATTGGGAAGAAATAGCAGCATAGGATATAAGCCATGCCCAGCACATACACCACGAACAATGGCATCGAACTCATCGGCACTGGTGAACAGTCCGGTACTTGGGGCGATACCACAAACACTAACCTTACTCTTGTTGATGCCTCACTAGACGGCCACACAAGCATCACGCTTACGACCACTGGAACAAGCGGCTCGCCTAACGATGTTCCCATTACAGACGGAGCTACATCAAACGGACGCAATCGTGCTTTGATCTTTACGGACGGCAGCGATTTGGGCGGGTCTGTCTATGTCCGTCTCACGCCAAACGATGCCAAGAAGATTATGTTTGTGCGAAATAGTTTGTCTGGATCGCGCGATTTGATCTTGTTCCAAGGCACCTACAACGCATCAAACGATTTTGTGCTTGCCGCAGGTAAAGACGCTATTGTGAAGTTTGATGGCGGCGGCAGCGGTGCTGTTGCTTCTGCTGTTTTGGAAAATTTTGCGCTGGATGCAGCCACAATTACGACCATCAGCAACACGACGCTGAACACGGCCACGGTCAATGCTACAACCGTAGACACTACAAATATTGAGGTGACTAACCTTAAAGCTAAGGATGGCACGTCTGCAGGCAGCATCGCCAACTCTACAGGGGTTGTCACGTTAGCCTCTTCGGTTCTTACCACGACGGACATCAACGGCGGAAGTGTAGACGGTGTTACCCTTGGCACCAACTCGGCTGTTACCGAAGCTCAGGTTGACAATATAAACATTAATGGCAACGCCATTACATCGACCGACACCAATGGCAACATTGCCCTGACACCTGATGGCACGGGTGAGGTGGACATCTCAAAGGTTGATATTGATAGCGGGACTATCGACGGCGTCACTATCGGTGGTTCGTCGGCTGGCGTAGGCACGTTCACCACGGCTAATGCTACAACCGTAGACACCACGAATATTGAAGTAACCAACCTCAAGGCCAAAGATGGCACATCTGCCGGTTCTATTGCCGACTCCACTGGAGTTGTGACACTTGACCAGTTGCAGCTTGGCACCACCGCGATTGACGCCGCAGACGCTAATGCAGCACTGACGCCCGGTTTTTACAAGTGGAGTGATCTGTCTTCTGGCGCATCTAACTGGCCGTCTGATTTTACATCTGGCCCCGCTGCTCTACAGGTGTTTCCGTCAATGAACGCGAATAACCTTGTGCAAGTGGCTTGGCTGCTAAATAATCCAGAAGAACTTTATGTTCGGTCCTACCGCTCCAGCAGCTTTAAGACTTGGCGGAAAGTGCTTGTGGAGGATGCAAGCGGAGACATCTCCGTATCTAACGACCTCCTCTT